CGTGCCTAAAGTTGCAAAAGGAGACTGGGCAAAGGCGGCGTACCCAAACATTTAGAACACCAACCAACGTGAGCCACTAGGCACAGTTATTGAAACGCCATTACTCAAAGTAACAGGCCCGACAGAATGAGCAGAATACCCTGTTGGAATTGTATAACTTGTTCCTATTGTTAAATTATTTACAAATATACCATTAGAAGCAACAAGTTCCGCCCCCTGCAACTGGTTGGGCGTAGTGACGTTACCAGCCGTACTAATGGTTAAAGAATCAGTTGTTGTGCCCGTATTACCTGAGTTGACAACAAAATGAATTGCATTTGAACCATATGTTGTTAGTACTAAATCGGAACCAACTGACTCAACAAAGTTAGCGTTTGCGGCATTAGCCGCATTATTTCCGTATCCCGCCGCTGAATAACTATAAGTGGAACTGTTTGTTCCCATCTCCATATAGACGGATGAATAGTTATTTGCAGTAGTTACATAGGAAGCATAAGATGTATTTCCACCATTATTATTCTGTAAAACTACATTTGACCAAGTGGTATCTGTGCCGTAAAAAGTTGCAAGCTGACCAGTAGTAGAAACACTATACCCGCTCGTTCCTACATTTAACGTACCAATCGTAGTAGTAGCATTAGATACATAAGTTAATATATTAACGTTGCCGTTTGTATCTTGTATTACAACTTTTTCAGCGGGGTAAGTAATAAATATAGAAACCGTACCACTAAACGTAACCACCGATCCAGAATTGCTAGAAGCCAGTATCGTTGTCCTGGCAAGAGCGCCAGTCGTATATGTGCCGTAGCCCACCTCCCAGTTACCAACCGTATCCGTTGCGGCGTAATAGGTCGTATTACCGCTGGTTAAAGCAGTAAAACTTTGAAAACCAGTAAGCGCAGACCCAAGCGTAAAACTACTTGTCGTATACGATGTACTGTTAACCTGGACTCTATCAGCTACTTGCAGAGCCATACACTACCTTTAAGTTGTAGACAAACGAACTAATGCAGTTGTAGTCGTGTTAGATGGCATTGTTAATGTAAAGTTTCCAGCCGTAATGGTCTGTGAACCAAACGTGTATACAGCTACCGCCTTGTTACTCTGTGATGAGTTATAAAGAAGCATCGTATCAAATGCAGTTGATAGTGTTACACTTGAATAAATAATACTTGCGGATGGTGTCCAATACCCTACTCCCGCCGTAGTAGATGAGTTTGTAGATGCTGGATTGGTTGCATTTGTTACTGTCACCCCGCCTGCTGAATATCCAGTACCAGATACTTCATTGGTAGCAGAGTACGCAGTAGTAGACGCATTCATTGTAGCAGTCGTAACATACAAAGCCGCCTTGAACGTATCAGCCGTGTTAGCCGTATGCGCAGGATTAGCGGAACTAAAGTTATGAGTTGAACTCAATAACTCACCTAAAAAAGAAGTACACATTGATTGCTGATTTGCCATGATTTATCCTAAAGTTGCACCGATCAAATCGGTAAAGGGTGTTTTCTTAAGAGTAACATGGGCAGAACGATGCACAAGCTCACCGTTTAAGTAATACTCATCCCAAGTTGTATATTCAACATCATTATCTACACTGCCAGATTTGTGCTCCAGTAATGAATCATCCATCTCGCCTTTAGTCGTTGTGATTAACATTATGCAATCCTTAAAATGGCTGTTGTAGACCCAGCAACTGGGAACTGAACAGTAAATGAGTTAGAACAAATTTTATCACTACCAAAATCCAATACACAAACAGAAGCGTTATTTTGACTTGCATTGTAAATCAATGCGCCTCTAACAGTAAAGGCGGCAGGGCTCCAAATAGCATCATTAAAAGACCAATACCCTACCGTGCCGCCCGTTGATCCAGATGTTGGCGTTGTACTAATTGTCAACGCCTGACCACCAGCCGTATACCCAGTACCAACAACTTCACCCGTCAAACCAGATACATACTGCGTTGTTGATGGCCCAAGCGTTGCCGATCCATTAAATAAAGCAATGTAAAAAGTATTTGGACTTGTAGGGCCAAAGTTGTGCAAGCCTTGAGCAAGCTGGACTTTGAAACTGGTTGTTGCACCTTGTTGAAAAGCCATTATGTAACCGCCTGTCTATATTGTCCCGATCTGTATGCATCTTGACGCTCCATACCATCTCCAAGACGTTTTGCAATTGCCAATGCTTCGTTATACTTTTTATCGTAAAGAGCTATCAAATCAGGCTCTCCCTTGATAAACGTATATGCCTCTACAAGTGAACCATATAGTAAAACAGAATCAAAATTCTGACCCAGCCAGCTTGTTCCCGTTGGGTTATTTACCGAACTAACTTGCAATTGGAATCCTGTACCACCTGGAATAGATGCTGATAACAAGTCATTTACAGCAAAATAAGACCCATTTGTACTCATTGTGACCGATGTTACAGCCCCTCCAGATACAACAATATCAGCCTTTGCACCACTTCCAGTACCGCCTGTTAAAGCTGTGTTGTAATATGTACCATTTGTATATCCCGATCCAGCCGTGTAAATGCTAGTTACATTAACAGCAGATTGCACAATAGAAACAGGATAATAGTAATAATGCATCTCTGCACTATACCCAATATCAGGCGTAGGACCAACAATAAATGATAGATTATTTGTAAGCGCTGAACTTACCACAGACGGCCCAAAAAGCGCGTAATATCCTGGCGTAGCGTAATAATTAGGCAATGGAAATGCCTCACGCATATAGTTAACATCTTTATTAAGCAAGTAGTTATACTGCCCTTGGAAATTAATTGTGCCGCTAACATTGTTAGCATTAACCACAGATAAATAAACCGTAGTTCCAGATACCGATGTGACATAAGCACTAGAACCTATACCTGTTCCAGTCACATATTGTCCAATCTGGATGTTACCTGTAACAGTTCCTGATGTAGTAATTGTATATGTACCAGCAGTGCCAGTTGCAGTAGCAGATGCAGTCGTATAAACAGCTAAAGAATACGGCGCAAGAAAGTCTGTAGGGCAAGCTAAATATGGGTTATAAGCCGTCAAAACGCCCGTAACATTCTTACGCAAAGATGGAAATTGAACCGTGTTATAGATTCTTTGCTCAGCTTGCTCAACAAACGTAGGAATATCCGCTACGAAAGTGGTTTCGTAGTTCTGTAGATAGTCCTGTATTGACTGAGAAAGCTGAGAGTAATCTAAACTCATGCCATTGGGCCTCTGGACATAAAGCCACGCTCAGCCGCTCCAGCTCCACGCATCTTAATACCATCAGTCTTAACATCATTAGCACCAGGATCACCCATGCTAACGCGCAATGTACCTGTCAAACGGCCTTGTTGTTTCGCATTAAGCGTATTAGGGTCTGTATGAACAAAAGAATCAGTCTTGGGACTAATGTTTTTGCCGCTCATTGTGTGAGGACGGGAATATTCATCAGCGTTACCATTGTGAACATCTTTTGCCCTGTGAATAGATGGGCTATTCTTTTTGGTTGGTTTAACCATTGTCTTCATATTAACCTCCGCGACCAGAGCTCTTCTGGTTCATTGCACGAGCCATATTACGACCCATTGCTTTCATAGATTGGCCAGTTACACCGCCTTTTGCCATCTTTTTAACAGTTTTACCGCCCTTTTTGAGTTTGGATAAGTCTGTATGCTTACCAGTATGCTCTTGTTTATCATGCATACCAAAAGCCTTTTTGATCAGCTTTTTATCTTCTTGAATATCGTCATGTTTCATGATTTCTCCTACGTTGTTACTATGGTTACTGTACCAACTTGCACGTTGAGTTGCAAGTAATTCTGTGTAAGAGCAACATCAAAAGAACTTGCTCCCCCAACTGGATTCCAACCCCACTGAAATACCCTGCTACCTTCGCTAGGATACCCATCTTGCGTAATACTTGTACCGTTTGACCGACAAGTATGCAATCCAGTTGTACCAGATTGATAATAACTAATGTCTGGCCTTGGATCACGCACGCCTTGTGGATCATCTACTGGGTACATACCAAGTTGCAACTGCGGCTGGTCTGGGTCCCAACAAGTTGGACACACTTTTAAGTCATACGTCTTGGTTTTAATGATCTCTTTTTTAAGATCAAACAACTTATAGCGAAAACCACACCGATCACACTCTGCAATCGAGTTTTTACCAGAAGAAAACCTGTTTCCCATTAGGTTCCACCACCAATATACATTCTCTGCGGCACAAACCGTAAAGAAGCCTTCTCTCTGTCCTCTGTTGAAGCCAAATCCCAGGATTCATCGTATTGTTGCTTAAGTATTTGTAGTCTATTTAGCCCATCTGGTACTTTTAAACATAAATAATAAGCCAAACCAGACACCATACAGTTTACAAACCTGAATGGCACATCCATTATGTTGACTCCATTACCAACATCTTGCATTCTGCGTAGTCTCCAGTACACAAACTGGTAACTTGCGGCTGAATCAGGCGTTGGCCATACAGTAATACTGTTCTTTTGAGACAAAATGATAGGAGCACCCAAAGCATGAGATGCCGCAGTTGTATTTTGCTGGCCTCTAGTGCAGTTTAATAGGTAAGGCGGGTTGCCATTTGCGGCTGGTTGCACTTCGTTATACCCAATTAACTCGGAATCTAACGTAATCCAACCTGCATTTGGTAAACCAATAAGAGAATTTACAGCTATAGTGGTATCTGTCGTACCAATAGCGGCCGAAATTGCATTACTTGTAGGTTGATTATTAGCCGTTAAACGCTGAATCCAAACCTGAATAGGTCTTCCTTGATTTAACTTGTTAGGCAAGGTAGCATAAGTATCAATACTAATACGCGTAATTGTTAAATCGGCCTGGTTACTGGCCACATTTGCATTAGTTCTAATGACGTTTTCAATAATATCTACTGTGTCATCGGGCAATGCGTATGTAGGCTGACCTTGAACAAGAGGGATATAGTCCTGCTCAAATGTCCACATATTAAGACCACGATTGGCCCAGTCTGTAAACAATAAATTAAGAGAACGCCTAGCAGTCCTTACGTCATAACCGCTTCTTACTTCAACTCCAACGCGCTCATAAGCCTCCTCTATAACATCAGTTAACTGAAGATTAAACGCGGAAGAACCAGAAGTAGTAGCCATTATTTAGGAGCTACACAAGTTAATGTTACAGCA